TCAGCAGTTACATACATCGCCACTTGACGTTGCATGGATGGATCATAATAAACTTTCTTAAACGCGTTACCAGCTAAGCCTAGACCCCATAACATTCTTTCATGTTCTGGACGATACTCAGGCATCTCATTAGTCAACTGATAGTTCATGTCTTCTTTAACACGTTCAGCTGATTGTTCTTTTTCTGGAGTTTGTTTACCTATGATAACTGTTTTAACTGGACCCGCTGCTGGGAAAGTTTCCATCATAGTTTCTGCTTGGAACTTAACTAGTGCTTCAGTCATGAGTGGATGGTACACGTTGCATGCACCTGGCCATGGTTCTGTTCTATCTTCTACTTTAAGACCTAATAATTCTAGACCATCAACATAAGTAGTCAACCAATCTTTTCTTGAATTAATGTCAGCATCAAACTCACCTAATAAATCTCCTGACAACTGAGTCAGTTGACCTTCGTCCATATCTTCTGCTAAGTTGGCATTAAACTTTTCATCAACCTCTTTACCAGGCTGAATGGTAATCTCCATACTGCCATCATCTAATGTGACAGAGTCTGGATTCTCAATCTCAATACTCATATCAGGTTGAGCCATCGCTAATTCTTCTATACCTTGTGGAGCTTGAGCTACACTTTTATCCATGTTCACTGCCATAATTTTCTAATCCTTCGTATATTTTTATCTGTTGATCTACGCTTTGTCGTTGACTTATGTTTATTAAACATCAAGTGCCCATTCAACTTATGTATCACGTAAACAATCATAACGCATACAACCTATTTCTAGAACTTCTAAACCCTTGTATCTCATCAGGTTCATCATTAGGTAATCTAATAAACCCACCTTGTCTAAATCTCATCAACGCCATAGTAGTACTATCCACTTGGTCATCGTTTGCACCTGATGGGAAGTCATTACATTCCTCAATCAATTCGTGAGCCCACCTTCTGTCTGGAGCCCACACTATACCAGATCTAAATAAGTCTGCCACAGAGTTAACTCTGGATATCTTATCTTGACCTTTTCCAGGCGTAAATTCTCCTACCGGAATACCCATCCTTCTCATCTCTTGATAGAGAGCGGCTCCGTTAGATTTCTTTTCTACTATGAAAGCGTCGGGTTCCCAATCCTTATACTCTTCTAAAACAAGTTCTTTGAGCTCAGGAAACTCTAATCGTTTCTTGATAGCATTTAGTAGTATTATATTATAATTATTGGTCTCTTCGTTAAAAAAGACACCCCACGTAGTTAACGAATTATAATCCGCTCTATTGTTTGATTCTTGTGCAGCATCAAGAGACATGATTGTAAACTCACAACTTGGTGGCACTTCGTTGTCCCATATGTTCCACCATTCACGTTTAATGAGGGCACCTTCTTCTGATACTGGGTTCTGTAAGTATTGAGCGTTCCAGTATCGTACATCTAGTGCTGCTTTCTTTGCCTGTAATTCTTCAAGTGGCCAAAATTCAGGCCAAAGACTTTGTGGGTTTCCTTCTTTGTCTTCAATAATTGCTGGAAATTCAACGACTTCCCAATCGTCAACTCCTTCTTGCTTTATCATTTGGTTAACTATTTGGCCAGTCAAATCTAACTTAGACCATCTAGTCATCACTACAATAATCGCACCGCCAGGCATAAGACGTTGTATTGGACCAGACTGAAACCACTCCCAAGCAGGCAGAAAAACATCCGGTCGTCCCAGCTTGGCGTCTTGCTCGGAATGTGGATCATCAATGATAAACAAATCAGCCCCACGACCAGCGAGGGCACCACCAACACCAATAGCAAAATATTCTCCGTTATAGTTTGTTCCCCAACGAGATGCAGACTTACTATCTGCTTGAAGTTCTACGTTAGGAAATACGTCTTTATAAGCATCAGAACCCACAAGGTTACGAACACGTCGTCCAAAGTTAACTGCAAGGTCAGCTGTATGAGATGCCATAATAATCTTCTTGTCCGGATACTTACCCAAAAACCAAGCCGGTGCAAGATACGAGATGAGTTCTGATTTCCCGTGTCGCGGAGCAATGTTAACAATAACTCGTTTCTTTTCGCCGTTAGCGATGTCTTCAAAGATTTTAGCAAGTCTACGATGATGATTACCTACCTTATATCCTGGATACACATGTTGTATAAATTCTAAAAATGTATTTTGTCTTTTCTCAACTGTTTGAGTTTTTTCTAACTCTTCCAACTCCATCAAGAGTTGTATCTGTTCATTCTTAGGTAATACACTTATGTTAGCTAGAGCTGTATCTAAATCAGCATCGCTGATGCCTCGAATATCTATAGCCATATTATTCTTTAGCGTCTGTTACATCAACAGCATTGATAATTTCAAATGATGTATCTATTGCTGCTGTCTTACCAAGAATTTTAAATAATTTATTTTTAATCTGTGCTTGTAAATCATCTTGGCTTAAATTCTTAACTGTGATTTCTGTTTTCTCTGAGAACAATCCTACGTCACTTATCTTACCAAGTAGTTCTAGTGCTTTTAATCTGTGACGAGGATCTGATAATCCTGCATCTTCTATAAGTTTATTTGTAACAAACCGTCTCAACTGGACGGCTTCTTCTACAACTTGATGATCATAGTCCGACAACATCATATATAGATGCTGAACTGTAGCAGGAGTTTGTAATGCTTTATTAACTGAAGCATTTAAAGTATTTTTAGCTTCAGGATCTGTGAATTGTTTGAATATTTCTGCAGCTTCTTGCTTTTCTTGTGAGGAAACAGGGATTTCTGCACCAGCATCTACTAAAACCTTAGCTGTTGCAGCCACAACTTTAACTTTTCCATCTAAAGTCGTAGGTTCTTCCGCCTCAAAGTCATCAGGCAGGGGCTTATTTGTATCAGGTATGATCTTTAATGCCATAAAATGTCGCTGTTTACATCCTAGAAATTTATTTGCAGCTGTTGCGGCCAATATATACTAAATAATTATATAAATCAAGTACATTTTTGATAAAATAGAGCTTTCATTAGGGGGCTTTATGCCAAATTTTCTGTTAGCATTAGTATATGCCTTAATTGTTTGGATTATTTATTTAGTTTTTACAATGCCCTTATGAAACTTACTACACTTACTTCTAAAAACTTAGCTATTTTATATGATATGGCTTGTAAGTTACCGCCATTCAACAACCTTAATATGCCTAAGTCTTCTAAAGTTAAGTTTAAAGTTATTAAAAATCCAGATATCTATGGTTGTTTTGATGAGCATGAGATGGCAATTGAGATAAGTGCTAACGCTTGTGGTTATTTCACTACCATATTCTCAACACTTCTCCATGAAATGGTACATCTAGCTTTATATGTTAAAGGTGATGATGACTTTGATAAGCATGATGAGAAGTTTCAAAAGATAAAGCGTGTCTACGCTGAAGTTTATTCCCTAGATCCTAAAGCTATATAACCCGTTTTTATAAATTTTTTATAAAAATTTTTTTGATTTGCCCTTTTTAAAATGAAGGGGGTGGGTCCGCAGATTTGATAGTTATTGCATGTCTGGTAGAAAGCCGAAAAATCCCAAACTTACTACATCCTCTGAAGTCGGCTTAACCGAATCCACCCATTTATAAATAATATCATATCGTTTGTGAAAAACTCACTGCATTCGCGTGGGGGAGAGGCTCATTCAAAAAGTGGGCTATACCTATATAGTGGGGTTCGGAAAGTCATAAAACTTGACAATGTCAATAATTCATGTATAATACGCTTATCAATCTAAAAAATTGATAGCGACAAAGTAATAACTTAATACTCTTGTCGCTTTTTTAAATAACATGAGGAAAATTAAAATGAAAAAGGAAAATCAAAAAGCAAGTAAAGCCATTGATGCTGTGGAATTATCAAAGGCACAAGTAGAATATATTGACAACGCTATCGGTTATGAAATTCAAGTTATTGACATGGATAATGTTTATAACAAAGATAGGGCATCATTGACAAAGTTATTAGTTGAAAATGTGGCTTTAGCTTTAACCGATAAACCTAGTTATACTTTGTGGAATTATGTCCATGCTTTAATCAGAGAGGGAGTATGTAAAGCAACGGGCATGGAATTTGATAGCTTTGATAAGAATATCTGGAAAAACATAACGGATAGACTTGAAAATGATTTTGAATTAGTTAAACCAAAAAGCCCTAATGTAAAATCAGAGCAAAAATCAGAGCAAAGAGCAAAAATTGACGCTATGTCAATAGAGGAATTAAAACAAGCTGGAAAATTAGTTGAAGTTGCAAAGCGACAAGAAAAGGCACTAAAGGAAAGCGAAAAACTTGCAAAAGATGACGCTAAAAACTTTGTAAAAGATTTTAAAACTAGCATGGAAAATCTAGCAAAAAATGAGTATGCTTTTGCTATGTGGATTGATAGCAATATCAATTTAATCAGAGAGCAATTTTTAGACTCACAAAGCTAACAAAGTTAAAATAGTTTTTACTTCAAGCCCTAGTTAAAAGCTAGGGCTTTTTTTTGTCCGTTAATTTCGTGGCGACAAAATCTGTTGCCACGATTTATGACCGTTCCTAAAAAGTAAGTGAGTGAGTCCACCAAGTTAACGCAATTAACTTCGTGGCTACATAATAATAGGTGTTATAAAATTACACGACCTTTTTATAAAATTACGTGACTACGTAATAAAATAATATAATCAATGACTTAAGCCACTTGACAAAGTCTACCTAACGTAATTTTATTTAATAATCAATGACTTACAAAAAAGGCATGAAAAAAGAAAATCCTTATAAATCAATTAGTTAGTATAAAATTACAAAATTACGTTAAAAAGTAATATCAGCCGTTAGAAAAATGTTTTTAACACTTTTAACTTTGTGGCATAACCGATTTTTTATTTTTTACTGCTCGTTCTTCCAGACGCGCAAATGCTATTTTGAACGTAATTTTGTATTATTACTGAAAAATCAATGACTTATCGTGTAATTTATCTCACGACAATGTCAACACTTACGTAATTTAACTTAATAATCAAATACTTATCGTGTAATTTTATACCCACAAAGTTAACAAAGTCTATTCTATAAAACCAATCAAAACAATGACTTAATAAAATTACGCTACAATGTCAACCATTGATTAAAAATTAATCACCTGTAAACCACAAAGTTAACGGCGACAAACCCGAGTAAAATAAAAAATGAC